ATGTTCTTGAGCGGCAGGTCGACTATCCCGGCGTAGTCTGAGCTAAGGATGATGCCGCCCAACATGCAGCTGGACACCCCGGCAACCCAAAAACGCTCGGTACTATCGGCTTTGAGCTGGTTGAATATCTTGTTGTAGATATCCTCTGCCATCTCCTCCAGCATCTCCACGTTGTCGACCATGTACTGGATGATTATCGGCGCTACGACCCCGGCGTTGTCCTGCAAGCGCTTGACGATTTTTATTTCCTCGGGCGTCCACGTCAGCTCTTTCTCTAGCGTCCACTCCAGCAGGCGCTTTAATTCACCCTGAGACGAGTGGCTTGCCGCCCCTGTCAGCATATCCACCAAGTGCGTGTTGGACGACAGGATGGCGGTGCTTGACCAGAACGTCGTGTTGATCCGCTCCCGGTTGGTGCCCGACTCCATCCGCTCCTTGCCCTTACCCTCTGACATATCGAAGATAAAGCCCGGTATCCAGTCCATGTCGGTACGCGCCCGCATGGTTATCTCGTCACTGATGATTGGTTCGCTGTGAAGCATACCTAGGCGCTGCTGCATCGCCACGTCGGACGTTTTCTTGCTGACCCGGTAGGCTGATGGACGTCCCCAAAACGATGCTGCTGCATCCAACGCGAGCGACTTGCCGGTACCGGATGCACTTGAGCCTACGTGGAATGTTATGCCGTGCAGCTTGGTAAACCGCATGAACGGGGCGGCTAGCCCACCCAACGCAATAGCCAAGAGGTCGTACTGCTCCCGGGCAATCAGCAGCTGGATGAAACTTCGCCAGTCCTCGAGCGTGCCCACGGCGTTGGTCGCCATCTGCAGGTTGCTCAGTTCCGGCATCGGCACGAGGGTCGGCTCGGCGTTTTTACTGTAAATCTTGCCGTTGTGTACAAACGAGTCGTCTTCTTGCCACCCGTAGTGCGATGGCACTTTGATCACCGGCTTGGTGATGCTGGCGTCGGCTACGCACTGGCGCACGTACTCGAACAAGTTCTTGTCGTTACCAGCACCGAACATGGCGATGACGTTCTGACCGGCTAGTCCCTTCAGCGTCTCGTCTTTACTTACAACTGCTTTCTGTGGTAACAGAATGTCCATCGCCTTGTCAGGGCGCGCATAGAGCATGTGGACTAGGTGTTCTGCTTCTGTCTGTAGGATGTCCACCACGAACAGGTCGTAAGGTAGTAGCGGCACCTCGCGCGTTACGCGCTTGCCGTCGGCATCCTCGTCCTCTTTCTGCATGTATACGCCGCCGTTCTTGCCGTAGGTAAACCCACGTGGTGCGTTGGGGCGGATGTATGTCTTCTCTACCGGCGGCTTGACGCCCGAAGCGTCCTTGGTGCTGATGGTGACCGGCTTGGCTTCTGTCTCCGTGGCGACAGCCTTGCCTAGTATCAGGGGGTTGGTTATCTTGCCAAAGTGCTGGCAATGCTCGCAGACGCCCGGGTTCTCGCTGTCCATCTTGGTACAGGGGTAGGGGCCTTTAATCTCCTCCCACTTACTGCGCATCCGGTCAGGGTCGTACGGGTGCATTCTGGACAGCTTGACGGCGTTATCCCAGCCATCCTCCTCGCAGCACTTAGCCCACGACAATAAACCCCGCCACAGCGGTTCTAGCCCGTCCTGTGTGGCATTATCTGCGTAGTACTTAAGTTGTCCACAGCCTTTGCCCTCGTCAGTCTTGAGCCAAATGGTCTTGAAATGGGTGACGCTGTTGGCAAACATCTTGACCGCAGCAGCATCAGGGATGGGTTTGGGGCGGTCGCCCGGTATCGGCACGGTGGACGCCCGCTTCTCCTCGTAGGTCATCACCTTGAGCTTCTTGCGGATGGCAGCGCCGAACTCAGTCAGGTCGAACGTATCGCCCTTGGAGACCAGCTTGGCGTTGGTTACGCCGCGCACCTTACGCTTGCCCTTGACGCCGTTGTTCTTGGTACCAGGCAGGCGCATGACCCGGGCAGGGTCGGAGGTGACCGCGTTGTCGATACGCAGCCCATACTGGCGCGCTAGCGCCTTGAGGTTCTCGGCTACCGGTCGCCATGTCTCGATGTCCACCGTCTCTGTAAGCGGCCAGTAAGCATGGACGCCACCCCCGGATGAAGCTAGCCACGGCTGACCTAGCTCGCCAAGCCCCGACTCGTCAAGAAAAGCCTGTACTGCCAGCACCGCGTCCTTGGCTGATGGGTACTCTTTGGGCTTTATCTGACCATTTTCGTCGGGTATATCCTTGGAGTGGTTGCAGTCGATGTCAACGTAGATGCACTTGATATACGCCGCGTTAGCGGCCTCACGGCTACCACGCTCGTTGAACGTGGACATGGCGAGGTAGGTGTCGTAATCATTCTCTAAGAAGGTATCGAGCTGCGGCTGTATCTCCTCTAGCGACGCGCCGAAAGCGTGTTGCCGTTTTGGTGTGGTTAGTTCTGCTATGCAGTAGTGCCCGTGACCCGGGGACGGCAGAACAACCGCTGCAAACTCTAGCGGGTTCATGGTGTCTCCGGGTTATTCAGCGTCGGCGTACTGATTGTCTAAGTCAACAAGGGCTTCTTCTAGTTTCTCGTGCAAGGCTTTGACCCATTGGTACAGGTTGCCGTCGTCGGCCTTGACAAAGTAAGCGTAGCGTACAAGTTCCTCTGCGGTCAGTTGCGAAGGTTGAAGTGCTGACATATTTTTCTCCACGCGAGTTCGGCGGTGCCCGACGACTCGAAAATTTTGATTAAGTCTCTCACCCGATCTTGATAGGCAACGAACACCTCGCCGCCAGCAAACCAGTTATACACCGTTTGCCGCGTTACGTTGGTGGCCTTGGCTATCTTTGTCACGGGAAAGTCCAAGTGGACGGCCCACCGCCCGAGCTGGTTGCCCAGCGTCTTAGGCGATGAGTAGACCACATCTGCTACTTTCTGTGAATATGGCATAAGGCAATGCGGGGTCGCCCCCGCCCCGGCTGGTTACTCGTCGTCCCATTCAGCCGCCAGCTGTGACAGGGGGCTTTTCTTGGGGGCAGCGGCTTTGCTGGATGTCTTACGCACTTCAGGCTCGGAATCGTCCTCGTCATCCGACTCAACCACAGGCGCAGCCTTGGCTGGTTTCTTGCCCTCTAGCTTGGGGGCGTCGGGTACGGTAACGGTGTCGCCCTGGTAGGCGGTCATCATGACCATCTTCTTGGCAGCGTCGGTAGAACCCTGCTTGGAAGCAATCGCATACTCCGCGTCGTCCAAGAAGCGCACCGGCTTAAAGAACAACTTGGGCGACTGGGCAGACGTATCGAAACGCATCTGCGTTACCACCTCGTTGATCTCGATGCCGTTACCCGCCAAGTACTTGGCGTAGGCACGCAGGGGCAGCTTGTCGCCCTCGCCTTTACCGAACAACGAAGCGCCCGGGACAATCATCTGCATGACGTCGCCGTCCATGTTGTCGGGCAGGGTCACAGCGATGCGCTGCTCAAACCGGCACTTGCGGCTGTTGCCAGCACCCGAGCCAGCCACGTTATGTGGGCACTCGGCACAGTTGCTTGACTGCGGCGACTCGATAGAGGCGTCGGGCTTATCGCCGTCGTTAGACCAGCAGTCCGGGCCGCTAGGGGCAGCGTTGGCGTCATACGCGCCGAGATACAACTTACGCCCGACCTTGGGGGCGGCGTTGACGATAACCACGTCGAGGTGTCTGTCCTCGATGGCACCGATTTCTTTGCTACCGGCTTGCAAGCGAAACACACCGCCACGGATGGAGATGCGCTTGGTCACAGCACCGCCGGTGCCACCACCAGCCAGCGACCGGGTTAACTCAGATGTGCCACCTTCGCGCTCGCGGATACGAGCAGGTAGCTTCGTGGGATTGAATTCAACAATGTTACCCATAATGAAAAAACTCCTAAGAGGGTTTGCGTACCGAAACTGAATACTCCGCATTGGAGTTCAAACCCGGAGGTACGAGCCCGGGATTTTCTTCTAGCCACCGCCGCATGTTGGTCTGCGATATGCGATGCTCCAGCAGGTCGATGGCTTCGTTCTCAACCATAAAGGTCTTGAAGCTGTCCCAGTCGTTGGTGGAGTATCGGCGCATCGTACTCAACGTAACGGTGCCGTTTGGCGTGCGCACAGAGGTCGTGCCCAGCGTCAACATTTGGTCTTTGATGGCTTGCTTGACCGCCTCGTGCTGCTCTTTGATCGGCAGCAACGCGGCTTCGTGGTCACGCTCCATCTTCTGAATGTGGTCGCGCATCTTGCGGTAGATACGAACCAGTTTGTCTAGGGGCAGCGGGGCCTCTGTGTTCTCAATGTCGTCCATTGGCTTAGTCCTTTTTGTCTATTGTTTGACAATTATAAGGGGTTTGCGTTTTGGGTGCAACCCCTTTTTTATTCAGAAATCTCACTCTCAAACATGCTGGTTAGCAGGTGGTTGTCTTCTACCCGAGCCGTCAGCGCCTTGAACATCTTACGCTCGATGGGGCTGCTTTGGATATGGACAACCGTTACTTTATCAGAATCTTGCCCCTTGCGGTCAGCCCGGGCTATCGACTGAATGTACTGCTCCACGCTCATCAGGGGGCCGTAGAATACCACGGTGTCGGCGGCTGTTAGGGTAATCCCGTGGGCAGACGCCTGTGGCTGCATGACCAGCACCTGTGGGTTTGGCTCGGTCTGGAAGCTCCTGATAATCATGTTGCGTTTAGACGCCCCGATGCCGCCGTGAATCTGTGCCACGTTGTAGCCAGCCGAGGTTAGCGACTCTGTGATTGTCTCGATGGCTGAGCGAAACAGGGCAAATATCAGAACCTTGCGGCTGGTCTCGACCAGGATCTCGCGCAGCACCGATAGCCTTGGGCTGGCGTCAAACTCCACAACCTCTTTGTCGTCGGTGTAGGCAGCACCGCAGCTTATCTGTAGCAGCTTGTTGAGCGCCGTGGCTGCGTTGACTGCCGTGATGGTCTCGCCTGCGGCTTGCACCACCATCTGCTCCTTGAGCAGGTTGTAGTATTTCTTCTGCTGCGGCGACATCTCGACCTCACGCGTCGTGGTCAGCACCGGTGGTAGGTCAAGACATTGGTCTTTGGTAAACCTGATGGACGGCTGCAGCGCTTCGTGTACCTGCTCTTTGGCGTTTTCTTTTGGCACCCACTTGAACTGGGTCGCCTTGTACATCACCTTGTCCCGCCAGCCAGTCATGAACCGAGGCACGCCCGTGGGGTTGACCAGCCTAGCCAAGCCGTAGGCATCGACAGGCGACTGTGCTGCCGGTGTACCCGTCATCATCCACAGGTGGGTGTCCGCCCTTACGATTTTGTTTAGTGCTTTCCAGCGGTTGGTCTGGACGTTCTTGTAGGCGTTGGCTTCATCCACCACGATAAGGTCGAACCTACCATCGGCGTTGATCTCGTCTGCCATCAAAGCCAAGCCTTCGTAGTTGGTGATGACAATCTCGTAGTCGCTCTGAATCATCTCGATGCGACGGGCTGCTTGATGGTGGTGCGCCACGATACACGAGCGATGAATCACGCTGTTGGCAATGTCACCCATCCACGCCGAGAACATAATCGACAGCGGGCACAGCACCAGCATCCTGCGCACCTCGCCACGCTTCATCAGATAGTCAGCCGCCCACAACGCCGATAGTGTCTTGCCGGTGCCGGGGTCGTTGAACACAAAAGCCCTGCGGTGCAGGGTCAGGAACGCGGCAGTATCGACTTGGTGCGCCATAGGCTTGAACCGCCCGGGCCAGTCGTAGCGCTTGATGATGGGGGACGGTACGTTCTTGACGCCGAGATTCTTGAGCACCCGGGCTTCGTCTAGCCCCCAGTAAACCGCTACGCGATGCTTATCCCCTGCGCTCTCAAGCACCTTGCTCTTGGGGATGATGTTGTACTTGCTTGGGTTTCGGGTGGTGATAACGATTGTTTTGTCTTCTAGTATTTCCATTGCTTAGTCTCTTGTTGTTATGCTTTGCCGTTATCGCTTTGGTTGGCGCGTCGCGCTCGCAGTCGCATGTTGCCTGGAGTTGACTTGCCGCCTTTACGAATGGGCGTCTTGTGGTCTATGTCTTTACCAGCACGCTTGACCCCAGCCTTATCGTAGGCGCGACGTGCGCGCTGCCGTTCGAGCTGGTCTTCGGTCTCGCCGTTGGCTTTCTGTAATTTGTATGCGTGCTTGTAGTCACGCTTGCCGTTCGTTTGTGTCATGACTATTT